AAAAGTTTTATGGCTGCTAAAAAAAAAGCTAACGACGCTTGTGCACGTAAGGTCAAGTCTAGATACAAAGTTTGGCCTTCTGCGTACGCATCTGGTGCTGTAGCTAAGTGTCGCAAAGTCGGCGCTAAGAACTGGGGTAACAAAAGTGGCCGTAAGAAAAAGTAAAAAGGGTGCCGCCCTTAAGAAGTGGTTTAAGGAGGAGTGGGTAGACGTTAAGACAGGCAAACCTTGTGGGCGTAAGTCCGCTAAGAACAGCAAACGTCCCTACCCCTCTTGTAGACCCAAAGCAGTAGCAGCTAAGATGACCAAAGCTGAGAAAACTTCTTCTGCTCGCCGTAAGACTGGCCCCAAAGCAATTAAACACGCAGTCACAGCTTCAGGTAAACGAAGGAAGTCTACAAGAAAAGCTTGACAACCGTTAAAAAGTATGCTATAATAAAACTATAGTTAACAACATTAGAGGAAACTATGAACACTGAGCTTGAAACCTACTTCGACAACTACTTCGAACTCTTCAATTCCGAAGGTTTCAAACAACTCATACAAGAGTTATCTAATAATGCACAAAATTTAGCTGACATTCAAACAGTTAAAGACACAAAAGATTTATATTTCCGTAAAGGCCAAGTTGCTGCTCTTGCTTCTGTAATTAACCTTCAAGGTACTATAGAAGCAGCTAAAGAGCAAGCAGAAGCCGAAGAAGAAGATCCTGTAGATGTTTAAAATTTATGACTTCCGTTGTACTAACGGACATGTCTTTGAAGAAATGGTAGAAAGTGGTATTACAACCAGTAGGTGCGGTTGTGGTGCTAACGCTACTAAAATGGTATCTGCCCCGTCTTTTCACCTTGATGGCTCTACTGGGGACTTTCCCGGTCAGCATATGAAGTGGGTACGAGAACACGAAAAAGCAGGTAAAAAGAAGTCTCCACAATGATTATAATCACGGAGTTTAATTATGTCAAGAGCAACAATGCTTGATCCACAACCTGAAGAGGAAAATGTGGACACCATTGAAAACGAAGTTGATGAGATTCAACAAGAAACAGAAGTTGAGCAACCTCAAACAGAAAAACCTACAGTTCCTGAGAAGTACCAAGGTAAGTCTCTAGAAGAAGTTGTACAGATGCACCAAGAGGCTGAAAAGCTTTTAGGTCGTCAGTCCTCTGAAGTAGGAGAGCTTCGTAAGGTTGTAGATGATTACATTAGTAGTCAAACACAACCACCAGCACCTCAACAGCAACACGTTGAGCCTGAAAACGATATAGACTATTTTACAGATCCTCAAGCCGCTGTTAATCGTGCAATTGAAAATCATCCTAAAATTAAAGAAGCACAACAGTACACAGAACAGTACAAAAAACAGTCATCTTTGGCTACGCTTCAAGCTAAACATCCAGATATGCAACAAATTCTTAGCGATCCTAAGTTTGCTGAATGGATTAAAGCATCAAAAATTAGGACTCAATTGTTTGTAGCCGCTGACCAACAGTACGATGCTGACGCTGCTGATGAGCTTTTTTCACTCTGGAAAGAACGAAAAACAGTTGCACAGCAAACTGCTAAAGTTGAAAAACAAGCACGTAAGCAAACACTCAGGGCAGCTAATACAGGCAATGCACGAGGCAGTGCTGAAGGTAGTCGTAAGAAGGTATATCGTAGGGCCGACATTATTAAACTAATGAAAAATGACCCTGATCGTTATCAAGCTTTGTCAGACGAAATTATGGCAGCTTATGCGGAGGGTCGAGTCAAATAATCTAGGAGATTGACATGGCTACTGCAACTTATCCGGGCGCAGCTGGTAATACTGCGAAGACTGAAGCGGCAACGTTTATTCCAGAAATCTGGAGTGACGAAATCATTGCTGCCTATCAAAAGAACCTAAAAATGGCTCCACTTGTCAAGCGTATCGCTATGAATGGCAAGAAGGGCGACAAGCTTCACATTCCTAAGCCCACTCGTGGTGATGCAAATGCTAAGGCTGCTGACACTGCAGTTACTATCATTGCAAACACTGAGAGCGAACTGACTGTTGATATCGACCGTCACTTCGAGTACTCACGTCTTATCGAAGACATCGTTGAAGTACAGGCGCTTTCTAGCCTCCGTCAGTTCTATACTGAAGACGCTGGTTACGCTCTTGCTACTAAGATCGACACTGACCTCCACTCTTGTGGTACTGGTTTTGGTGACGGCGGTTCTGTTGTGTTCTCTGACTCAGTAGCTCCTACTGACTATCAGCACACTGGTTGTTTCTTCAACGACGGTGGCACAACTACTCAGTACACTGACGACACTATTGTTCCAGCAGATGTGTTTACTGATGCGTTCTTCCGTGACATGATTCAGAAGCTTGACGACAACAACGTACCAATGGAAGACCGTGTACTTGTCATTCCACCTTCTGTTCGTAACACTATCATGGGTATCGACCGTTACGTGTCTTCTGATTTTGTTTCAGGACAGAGCGTACAGTCTGGTCTTATTGGTAACCTTTATGGTGTAGACGTTTACGTTTCAGCCAACTGTGCAACTATCGAAGCTGCTGCAGACAATACTGCAGGATCTGCCGATACTCGTGCAGCACTTCTGTTCCACAAAGACGCTATTGTTATGGCAGAGCAGCAAGCTGTACGTTCACAAACCCAGTACAAGCAGGAATACCTCTCAACTCTGTACACGGCTGACTGCCTGTACGGTGTTAACGTATACCGACCCGAAGCTGGTTTCGTTCTCGCAGTCGCAGAGTAACGAACTTAGGGGGTCAGCAATGGCCCCTTTTCCTTTCTTCTCCTTCTTTTCTGCAATAGGACTTTCCGATGTCGAACTATACTAAGACTACAGACTTTGAAGCTAAGGACTCGTTACCTACAGGCGACTCAGGAAAGATCATCCGTGGCGCTGAATTTGAAACAGAGTTTGATGCAATCTCCACAGCTATTGCAACTAAAGCTGACACAGCAGGGCCTACGTTTACCGGAACCTTAACTTTTGAAACTATTTCTGATGGAACTATAAACGTTACTGCATTCGTTGACGAAGACGATATGTCGTCCGACAGTGCAACTCTGGTTCCTACACAGCAGTCCGTAAAAGCTTACGTTGACTCACAAGTTACTGCACAAGACTTAGACTTCCAAGCTGACACTGGCGGTGCGCTTAGTATCGACCTAGACAGCGAAACCATGACCTTCACAGGCGGCACTGGTATTGATACGTCTGGCTCAGGTAATGCTGTTACCTTTGCTATTGACTCTACCGTTGCCACACTGACTGGCACTCAGACGCTTACTAACAAGACTCTCACGTCTCCTGACGTAAATACTCCTGACATCGACGGTGGTACTATCGACGGTACTGTCATTGGTGGCACTACTCCTGCCGCTGTTTCTGCTACTACTGTCTCTGCTACAGGTAACATTACTGTAGACGGTACTGTTGATGGCCGTGATGTAGCCGCAGACGGCACTAAATTGGATGGCATTGAGGCTGGTGCTACTGCAGACCAAACAGCCGCAGAAATTCGCACACTGGTGGATTCTGCTACGGACTCTAACGTCTTTACTGACGCAGACCATACAAAACTAGATGGCATCGAAGCCTCAGCAGACGTAACTGACACAGCTAACGTTACAGCGGCTGGTGCCTTGATGGACTCAGAGTTGACTAGCGAAGCCTCAGTCAAGGCTCTGAACCAAGGCGTAGCAACTACTGACAGCCCTACGTTTGCTGGTTTAGATGTTGGTGGAACTATAGAGTTCGACGGTCTGTCTGGCACAGGCTCAGTCAACGTCACAGACATCCTTGATCAAGACGATATGTCTAGCAACAGCGCTACGGCATTGGCTACTCAACAATCTATTAAGGCGTATGTAGACAGCACTGTAGCGGCAACTAATGAACTTGTAGAGGACACTACGCCACAGCTTGGTGGTGATCTTGACCTTAATAGTCATGACATTACTGGCACAGGCAACATCGACGTTACGGGGAGTATTTCTGCTGACGGTTTGACTGTTGATGTTGCAGACCAAGTTATTATCAATCATAGCGGAGATGGTGGTGGAATTAGAATTGACAGCACCAACAGTACCAATACTGGAAGTTTGCGTTTTGGTGATGACCTAGATAACTATATAGGCGCAGTTGAATACAACCACAGCACCAATACTTTGTCGCTTTATGCGGACAACGCAACAAGAGTAGCTGTTGATAGCTCAGGCATCGACGTAACGGGTAGTGTGACGGCTGATTCAGCAACTATTCAAAGTGATACTGGCTCAACACCAACCGTACTTATTGATAACTCAGGCGGAGACGCAGGTGATGGCGTAGCTTTAAAAGTTATAGCATCGCAAAGAGGCGCAGGTATTGCTGATGCGGCAGTCTTTAGCGTTCACAACAATGCGGGTGAAATGTTTAGAGTCCGTAACGATGGCAATGTCGGTATTGGGACTCAGTCGCCTGCAAAAAAGTTATCTGTTAAAGCAGACGGTGGCGGTTCACAGCTAGGCATTGATATTCACAATGAAGGTACTGCGACAGGTGACGATGCCGTTATCTCATTTGAAACTCAAGGCTCCAGAGAATTCACGATAGGTCTTGACAGGTCAGCTACGTCTTTTGTTATTGCAGAAAGCAGTACATTGGGTAGCAACCAAAGGCTAGTGATTGATGATAGCGGCAATATCGGTATAGGAGGCTCGCCTTCTGGTCAAAAGTTTGAAGTAATCGAAGATTCTGGCGATGCCACAATGCGTTTGCGTGTTACAGACGGAGCAAGCGACCAAAGTTTCTTCTTCTACGGAAATTACACTGGCCCAAACCAAAACATCTACTTCGGGGATAGTACTAACACAGCCGCCGCTGGAATAAGGTATTCACACTCAGTAGATGCAATGCGGTTTACTGGTAAAGGTAACGGCAGTGAAATGGCTAGGTTTGACAGCTCTGGCAATTTCGGCGTAGGCACGACTTCACCACGATATAACGTTGAAGTATCTAGTTCTAGCAATACCTTTTTGCAAATTGCATCTACATCAACTAGCGCACTTACAGGCTTGTTGTTTGGCGATACTTCAAACGCTGTCGGTCGAGTTACCTATGACCACTCAGACAACAGTTTGCAGTTGTTTACTAATACAACTGAAAAAATGCGCATCGACTCAAGCGGGAATGTCGGTATAGGGACTCAGTCGCCTGCTGGTTTACTTAATGTAGAAGCGCCCTCTGGAAATTCGCAACTTTACATTACTACAAACGATACTACTTCTGTTTCACAACTTATATTTGGAGACAGCGCAGATAGTAACGTGGGCGGTATTCAATATAACCACACTGATGATTCGTTACAGTTCCATGTAGGTAACATTGGTGAAAAAATGCGTATCGACAGCTCTGGCAATCTTCTTGTGGGGAAGACTTCTACAAGTCTCGTTACGGTCGGCCATGAGTTTGGTGGTTCGGGTTACGCATATCACACACGAGACAACGCCACTGTTTTATATCTCAATCGTAACAATAGCGACGGAGACATCCTTAGATTTTACAAAGGAAGCAGTTTAGTAAGCTCTGCTGGTAGCATCGGAGGCTATTTTTATATTGGTAGTGCAACAACTTCCGATACTTTTCTTACTTTTGTCGATAGCGCAATAAGACCGTCTAATGACGCTGGCAACGGAAGAGACAATGCTATTGATTTAGGCCAGTCAGGTAACCGTTTCAAAGACATTTACGCCACTAACGGCACTATCCAAACCTCCGACCGTAATGAAAAGCAAGACATTGAAGCACTGTCTGATGCAGAGCAACGTGTTGCTGTAGCGGCTAAAGGATTACTACGTAAGTTCCGATGGAAGTCTGCCGTAGAAGAGAAAGGCGACGACGCTCGTATCCACTTTGGCATCATTGCTCAAGACCTACAGGATGCGTTTACTGCTGAGGGCTTGGACGCTGGACGTTACGGTATGTTTATTAACTCAACTTGGACTGATGAAGAAACTGGTGAAGAGCGTTCACGAATGGGTGTGCGCTACTCTGAGCTACTTGCATTTATTATTTCGGCTATTTAAGGAGCTAACTAATGGCTACATGGACTATATCTACAATGGAACACAACGTGTCAGACGGCGGCGTTATCGTTGCACACTGGCGTGTAACTGAAGTAGACGGCGATCATTCTGCTTCTGCTTACGGCACTTGCTCATTTACACCTGACGCATCTGCACCTGACTTTGTACCCTATGCAGACCTTACTGAGTCTGTTGTATTGGGCTGGTGCTGGGCTAACGGTGTTGACCAAGACGCTGTCGAGGCTTCATTGACGGCTAAGATTGAAGAGCAGAAAAACCCAACAACTGAAGCAGGTGTGCCATGGACATCTTAAAAGTACTTTCTGACTTGGCAGTGGTTGCACCTATGGTTGTGACTGTATGTTCAGTCATTGCGGCGGTAACGCCTACGCCAAAAGACGACGCATGGCTGGCAAAGCTGTATAAGTTCATTGACATCATGGCTGTTAACGTCGGCCACGCAAAGAAGTAAGGATTCGTTATGTCTGATCTAGAGCAAGCAATAAGTCGGTTAGAAGCTCACGAGCGTGAATGTAGTATTCGCTACGAAATGATTCAGATGCAGCTTGACGAACACAACAAGCGCTTTGACCGACTAGAGTCGCTAATGACTCGTGGGTTCGGCATGGTAGCAGTAATGATTACTATGGCGATTGCCATTTTAGAGTTTGCTAGGTAGCAATGGATATTAATGAATCTACTGACATAACCATACCTATTCGTAATTTGCTTGCGATGGTTGTTGCAACGTCTATTGCAACAATGGCTTATTTTAGTATCCAAGAACGGCTTAATACGCTTGAGCATTCATTTGATAAATCTCAAATGGAAATAGAGCGAAACACAGAGTTTCGTATTTTATGGCCTAGAGGAGAGTTAGGATCGCTGCCAGCAGATGCTAGACAAGATATGTTAATTGAAGGGCTTCAAATTGATGTGGTTGGTTTGCGTCAAATAGAAGAAGAAGTACATGAATTAACAATACGCATCGGAACAATCGAAGCGCTTTGGGATAAAGACGTCGAATGATTCAGCAACTTCTTGGGCCTATAGTTTCTTTGGTTGGCGGTCATCTTGAGCGTAAAGCAGAAGAGAAGAAGGCTATCCATGAGCGTAAAATGGTGGCTATTCAGCAGGACGCTAACTGGGAAAATATTCATGCAAATAACGCAAGCAGTTCATGGAAGGACGAATGGTTTACTATCTTGTTTTCAGTACCATGTATACTTGCGTTCTTTCCTAGCATGGTGCCTGTAGTTATGCAAGGGTTTGCTGCTTTAGATGGTATGCCTGATTGGTACAAGGGTTTCTTAGGGGCTGCTGTTGCAGCATCATTTGGTATTCGTGGTTTAGCTAACTGGAAAAAATAAATATGTATAGTGTTGGTGATCGTACATTTTCAACTATTCAAGAAGCCAGAGCTTACGACTTTGAAACAAGTGGTACTATAGATAATGTAAGAGCTATTACTTCTTTTGATGACGATCCTTTTGGTGATAACACTTTTGGTGATGACCCTTTTGAAGTACCTGAGTTTGAAGATTTACCGGGAGAAGATTCTTTTAGAAATTTAGCTGATTCTCTTTTTCGACAGTTTATAGAAGAAACTGAAGCAGAAGATAAATTACAAAAATGGATTAGAAGAAATGTCCTAAACGATACTAGAGACCCAGAAGACCAAGACGGAGAGCCTTCTGATTTAGATACTCTTTTTGCAGACGATACTTTCCAAATGATATGGGACAGTATTGTTGGCAGAATTGGTGATGTTCCTCCAGAAATAAGTGGAGACGAAACAGCAACTCAAGAATGGTATAATTCTCAAATTGAAGCTGCCTTGCAAGAAATAGAACAAACTGGTGGCGTATCTGGAGCTTTAGAAAGAGCGCAAGAGATTGTTGATACAATGTATGACAATCCTGAAGCGCTTGCAAACATGGAAGACCCCGGCGAACTAACCAAGTTGTTTATAGAACAAGGCGGTATGTCTTTTGCTGGCGTTGCTCCTCCTGTTGCTACTACAACTACAGTAACTGGTAGAGAAGTTGTTGTAACTGAAGGTGGCGGAATAGCAGGAAATATATTTGACATTCTTGAAACTGGGGGTCGAATCTTTGGTGAAAATGTTCCTGTAGTATTACGCGATGTAGACGGGAATCCTATAACAGACGAAAACGGCGATCTTGTAACAGTAGAAGAATATCGTCCCGGCATTTTAGATGTAATGATTCCTCATCTTCCCGGAATATCATTACCTGATTGGATGCCTTCTGCTGGCGTTATTTTTCTTCCTACAATACAAGAAGCTGTAAACAAAGTATGGACAATAATCGACGAAACAGATATTGGAGAAGCGTGGGAAGAAGGCGACATTGGAGAAGTACTGAACGATATTGGTGAAATTATTATTCGTTCTGGGGAAGCTGCTGCTGGTGCGCTTGAAGAAAAAGTTAGAGAAATTATTGGCGGTATTACAGGAGCTATTGCAGATCCTACTAGAGCAGGTTCCGTTATCGGTGGTGTTATTGGAGTAGCTTTTCCTTCAATACCTCAGTGGCTTCCTCCTTTAATTTTAGACCCTCGTGTTTACGGTGCAGTACGTAGTATACTAACACAAAACTTTAATACTCCTGAAGAAGATTTTCCTCCTTTTAACGAAGAAGTAGAAGAAGACGAAGTTGCCTTAATGTTTACTAACAGAGGCAATAACTATTTTGTTAATAAAGAACTAGACGAGTTTTTTCAATTAGCAGAAAGCGAA